GTTCGACGAAGGCGGCCAGCACCGCGTTCGTCACCGGCGCGCTGGCCAGCTACGTCACCACCGCGAATTTCACGTGGGCGAACATCGGCGGCAAGCCCACCACGCTGTCGGGCTTCGGCATCACAGATGCGGTGGACACGGCGAGCGCGCAGACGATCGGCGGAACCAAAACGTTCAGCGCCGCGGCCGTGTTTGCGAACGCGTCCTATGTCAACGGCAGCGCGGGTTCCAATCGGTATTTTGGGTTCCGTACTGCGGGCGTTCTGCGGTGGGACATCGGCGCAGGCAGTTCGGCGGAAAGTGGGTCTAGTGCGGGCTCCGGTTTTTCGCTGCGTGCGTATGACGACGCGGGCACGCTGCTGGGCAGCGTGTTCGACGTGGTCCGTGCCACGCGCGTCCTGGCGTTCGGTGTTTCGCCAACCGCGCCGACGCCGACCGCGGGTGATAACACCACGAAGGTCGCCACCACCGCGTTCATTACCAGCGCGCTGGCCAGCTATGTCACCACCGCGAATTTCACGTTTGCCAACCTGAGCGGCAAGCCCACGACGCTGTCGGGCTACGGCATCACCGATGCGGTGGCCGCGTCGAGTGTCGGCGCCGCCAGTGGCGTCGCGCCGCTGGGCAGCGACGGCAAGGTGCCCACCGCGTACCTGCCGACATCGGTGCTGGGGCAGGTCGCGTATCAGGGCACGTGGGATGCCAGCGCCGGCACCGCGCCGACGGCGACGCCGTCGAAAGGCTGGTACTACGTCGTCAGCGTCGCGGGCAGCACGAACCTGTCCGGCATCACCGATTGGAAGGTAGGCGATTGGGCCATCTACAACGGCAGCGCATGGGACAAGGTCGACAACACCGACGCAATTTCGTCGTGGAACGGCCGCACCGGTGCGGTGGTGCCCGCGGCAGGGGATTACACGTTCGCGCAGATCGGCAGCAAGCCCACGACGGTGTCGGGCTACGGCATCACCGACGCGGTGGACACCGCGAATGCGCAGACGATCGGTGGCGCCAAAACGTTCAGCGTGTCGCCGATCGTGCCGACGCCGACCGCCGGCGACAGTTCGACGAAGGCGGCCAGCACCGCGTTCGTCACCGGCGCGCTGGCCAGCTACGTCACCACCGCGAATTTCACGTGGGCGAACATCGGCGGCAAGCCCACCACGCTGTCGGGCTTCGGCATCACCGACGCGGTGGACATCGCCAGCACGCAGACGGTCGGTGGTGCAAAAACGTTCACGTCTATGCTGGCCGTTGCGGTCAATGCCGAAGGCGTCCGGCTGGGCGCGAGTGGTGCCGCGCAGTCGCACATCGCACACGATACGAACGGATGGTGGGGCACTAACACGTACTTTTCGGGTGGGTGGCTGGTCGACGACGCCACGAAACCGGCGTTTGCTTTCATGCAGCACCTGGCGAACGATCGCTGGGAGTGGCGACACACGGCGGCCGGCGGATCGCAGACGACCGTTGCGACCCTGACCGGCGCCGGCGTGTTCAATGCCGTGGGCGGCCTGCAAAGCAACGGCAGCGCCGTGGTCGACGTGACCACCAATCAGACGATTGGCGGCACCAAAACGTTCAGCGCCGCGACGGTGTTGGCGAACGCGTCATACATCAACGGCGCCGCCGCCACTGCGCGCCGCATGGGTGTGCGCACGAGCGGTGTGCTGCGGTGGGATTTTGGCGGCGACGGCACGGCCGAATCCGGCAGCAACGCCGGCACGCAGTTCGTGCTGAACGCATACGATGACGCGGGCGCATCGCTGGGCAGCGTGTTTTCGGTCACGCGCGCCACGCGTGTGTTCGGGTTCACGGTGTCACCCACAGCGCCGACGCCGACCGCCGGCGACAACACCACGAAGGTCGCCACCACCGCGTTCATTACCGGCGCACTGGCCAGCTATGTCACCACCGCGAATTTCACGTTTGCCAACCTGGGCGGCAAGCCCACGACGCTGTCGGGCTACGGCATCACCGACGCGGTGGCCGCGTCGAGTGTCGGCGCCGCCAACGGCGTCGCGCCGCTGGCCAGTGACGGAAAGATCAGCACGACGTACCTGCCGTCCAGCGTGCTGGGACAGGTCGCGTATCAAGGAACGTGGGATGCCAGCGCCGGCGCGCCGACCGCAACGCCATCGAAAGGCTGGTACTACGTCGTCACCGTCGCAGGCTCCACGAACCTGTCGGGCATCACCGATTGGAAGGTGGGCGATTGGGCCATCTATAACGGCACCGCGTGGGACAAGGTCGACAATACCGACGCGATCGCGTCGTGGAATGGGCGCACGGGCGCGGTCACTCCGCAGTCCGGGGATTACACGTTCGCGCAGATCGGCAGCAAACCCACCACGCTGGCAGGTTATGGCATCACCGATGCCGCGGCCGACGCGGCGGTGGTGCATCAAACCGGCGACGAGCTGAGCATTGCCGGCAACAAGCGATTCACTAACGAAGTCCAGACCACGTCGGCGAATTCGTACCGGCACGTGCAGGGCAATTACGGCACGTTCTGGCGAAACGACGGCACGAACTATTGGCTTCTGTTCACTGCATCGGGTGACCAGTACGGCACGTTCAATTCGCTGCGGCCTCTTTCGGTGAGCCTGTCCAGCGGGCAGGTGACCATGCAAAACGGCCTGTCCGTCACCGGTGGTGGCGTCGACCTAGGTTCGCAAGCCGCCACCGGCGTGGACCTTTCCAAGCACATCGCGCTGTACGGCACGGTGTACGGCCTAAACATCATCAATAACACGCTGCAGGTCGTTTCCAACAGCAAAGCGTTTCAGTTCGACGGCACGGTGGGTGACTTCATCGTGCCGTCCACTGGCAGCATTATCGGCAGCACGAAGGTGCTGGCTGTGACGGCCAGCGCATCGTTGTCCAGCAGCAACTTGAACCGCGCCGCGGAAAAGTCCAGCACCACCGCCGCGGTCACGCTGACGATTCCGGCGGGCCTTGGCACAAGTGGTGATTCCATTCCGATCGTCAACAGTGCGACTGCTGGCAACATCACCGTGGGCCGCGCCGCCGGCGTGTCGCTGCTTATGGACGGCGTCGACGCCAACATCACCGTGGCGCCGGGTTATGCGCGCACGCTGTACCGCACGGCCACGACCGACAAATGGATGGTGCTGTGATGCCGGCGCCGTCGTCGTTTTTCCACCGTCGCCGCAGCACGGTCGCGCCTAGCGTGTCGATTTCGCCGCCGAGCAGCACAAAGTCGCTGACGACGTCGCAAAGCTACAGCCAACTGTTCACCGCAACGCCCAGCGGAATGGTCGGGCCCGTGACGTACCTGTGGGCCTGGCAAAGTGGCGGCACGGGCTTTTCGCTTTCGACCACCACGGCGTCCAGCACCACCGTCAGCAGCCCGGCGCGTGCGAACGGCACCAGCCAGTCGGGCATCCTGCAGGTCACCGCCACCGATACAGGCGACGGGAACAAGCAATACACCGATACCGCCAGTATCGACGCGGCGTGGGGCACGGGCGTGTGATGCGAGGCGCGCAGCCATGACCACGTACCGCAAGCGCCGCCCGTACCGCAAGGCGCAGACCTATGACGGCGCCGAGGTGGTGCCGGCGGTCGTCGTGCCGAACAATCACGGCGGCACCGGCCTGCGCTGGAATCCGGCCACCGAAGCCACGCGCGGCACGATGACGTGCTGGGACGGGCAGCCCGCTGCGCACCATGCGGACGTCGTCGCCCCGTTCGATGCGATCGCGCCGCACGACTGCGCGCGACAGGTGCCGTTCGGTTCGATGGCGGCGCACAACGATCCGCTGGACGCGCCGTGGTCGCCGATCGCGCCGCACGAACGCGACGCCGGCGTGCCATGGCTGCCCATGGATGCGCACGCAGTCAGCCCGAATGCCCCGTGGGGCGACCTGCAGGGCCGCCACGCGAAGCCGCACGCCGCGCCCTTCGGGCAGATCACCCCGCACGACGTGCTGCTGTCGGCGCCCTGGCGGCGCCTGGTGGCGCGTGCGGTGTCGCAGTCGGCCCTGTGGCGGTCGATCATCGCCCGCGGCGCTTACGTGGCCGTCCCGTGGGGCCCGGCCGCGGCCCGCCATGGTGGCGTTCGAATCGACTGGCCGGTGGAACCCAACCCGCCGCCGGGCACCAAAACCGTCCCCATCCTTCCGGTGTACGTGATGCTCCCAACCCTGACCGCCGTGCGCCTGCCCGAGCGCACCCCGCTGCCCCTGCTGAGCGTGTCGCTGCAGTGCGACGTCGGCAGCTGGGCGTGGACCTTCACCGCGCCCATGAGCGCGTCCGCACGCGACCTGATCGACCTGGCGAGCGGCGCGCCGCCCGAAATCGAAATCGCCATTAACGGGTACGTGTGGACGTTCCTGGTGGATGGCGTCGACGATAACCGGCGCTTTGGCAGCCGCACGCTGACCTTGCGCGGGCGTTCGCTGTCGGCCGAACTGGCCGAGCCATACGCACTGCCGCGCACGTTCACGCAGAACGCCGCGCGCACGATCGCGCAGCTGGCCGGCGACGAACTGGAGGACCGCGGCTGGACGCTGGTGTGGGACGCGCCCGACTACCTGGTGCCCGGCGGGACGTTCGGGTATCAGGACCTGGCGCCCATGGATGCCATCGCGCAGCTGGCCACCGCCATCGGCGCGTCGGTGTTCAGCGCCCCGGCGGCCAAAACCCTGACCGTGTCGCCGAACTATCCGACCAGCCCGTGGGCGTGGCCGGCGGGCGCGCCGTGGGCGATCCTGCCCGCGTCGATCCTGACCGACGGCGACAGCAGCTGGCAGGGCGGCACGAACGCGGACGGCGTGTACGTGTACGCCGAGAACGCCGCCAGCGGCGCCCTGGTGAAGATCGCCGGCACCGATGGCAGCGCGCAGCTGCCGATGGTCGTGGACCGCCTGATGGTGCACGCCGACGCGCAGCGCGAGCGCGGGCGCAACGAACTGGCCGCCGCCGGGCGCAAAGCGCGCGTGGGCCGCACCATCCCGCTGTTCCCCTCGCCGGCGCCGGCCGGTCAGCCCGACCTTGGCGTGGTGCCGCTGGGCGCGCTGGTGCAGGTCGAGGACACCGACGAAGTATGGCGCGGGCAGGTCATGGGCGTGCGGATCGACGCCCAGCGCAACGGCACCGCGCTGTCCGTCCGCCAGCACCTGACACTGGAAAGGCAATACCGATGAACCAATGGCTGGAATTCGACGGCCTGCTGCCCCGCGACCCGCTGATGGTCGTGGAGGTGGCAGCCCACAACGCGGACGGCACCAGCACGGTGCAGTTCCCCAACGGGTCGCAGCTGCGCGTGCGTGGCCAATCGGTCGCGGTCGGCGCCTTCGCCTTCATTCGCGGCGGTGAAGTGCGAGGCGAGGCGCCGGCCATTTTCGCGGTCACGCTGGAGGTATGACGGCGCAGACGCGGTTCGAAGTGCTGCCCGATCGCGACGGTGGCTGGAGCGTCACGCGCGACGCCATCGTGCTGGGGCAGTGGCACACGCAGGCGAAGGCGATGGCGTACGCTGCCGAGCGCGCCCGCGTGGCGACGCAGACTGGTGGACAGGTTGTGGTGGTAATCAGGCGCGGCGATGGCAGGGTGCACAGCCAGCGCCGATTCGGGCGAAAAACCCGGGAAAAATTACCGGGTGCGCTTTAGTCAAAACAATGGCTTAAACGCGCCGTTTGTGAAAAATTATCGCGCGCAAGTGACTGATTAAAAAGCACAGTTAGTGTGACTCTTAATCAGTAGGTCCAAGGTTCGAATCCTTGACGGCCCACCACTAAAAACAAAGACTTAGGGCGCCTTCGGGCGCCCTTTTTCTTTGCCCGGGAAAAATTCCGGGAAAAATTCCGGGCGCGCAACGGACAACCGGGGCGCCCTGCAGGGGTCCAACCCACCCCCTTGCATCGTCACTAGTGACGGTGTAGGGTGGCGCCGTGGTCGGGGTGGTCCCGGCCGTGGAGCCTGGAAAAATGAACCCGGAAGCGATACAGGGAACGGACACCGACGCGGCGTGGAACGCCGTGCGCGCGGCGTATCCGGCCGCCGGTGCTGCGTGGGATGACGACGACGAAGGCATGCGCGAGTCGGGCGACGGCGCCCTGTCCGACTGGGCGGCCGACTTGGAGGACCGCGTGGGGCTGGACGTCGGCGACTTCCGCGCCGCGCTGTTCGACTTCATGGAAGCCCGGGCGATGGCGCAGCTGGTCGCGGCCGGCCTGACGCCTGAGCGCAACGCCGGCGGGAATTGGATCATTGGCGGGCGCGAGTGGTCCGACATTCTCATAGAGGCCCGCGACGGCGCGCTGCCGGCATGGGCCGATGGCTACTGCGAGGACTGCGACGACGACACCCGCAGCAACGGGCCGAGGCTGTGACCATGGACCGTCGCCCCGAATACCCGATGCCGGCCGACCTGCCGCCGGCGCTTGCGCAGCTGATGGTGGCCAAGGCCGCCACCCGCACCGTGTGGGTCAACGCCGAAGGCGTGCCGTTCTGGCTGCTGCCCGAGCGCGCCGCGGCGATCCACGCGCGCCACGGTGGCCAGCTGTTCCCGCCTGAGCCCGCCGCGGGTTAGCTGCCCGCCGCGGGGTCCACCCGCGGCAGTGACAGGTCGTACACGTCGACCATGGCGGCATTGCGCCACCCGCCGGCGTCCTGCACGTCGGCGCGGTTGCCCTTCGTGTCCGTGGCGCCCTTGCGTTTCAGGTCGTGCGCGCCGAAGCGCATGGCTTCGTCGATCACCCCGGCTTTGACGGCAGCGCGCTGCAGGCGATTCCACGCGGTTTGCCAGCTGGAGTCGGCCAGCGGGCCGCCGTCCTCGCTGACGATCAGTGTGCGGTCCTCCGGGCGCATCGGCGTCGGCAGCTTGGCCCGCTTCCACACTTCGTCGCGGTAGGCTTGCGCCGCTTTGACGGCGGCGCGCAGCCGCGGGTTCCACAGCACCACGTTGTCGCGCGAGCCCTTGCGGCGATTCGTCTGCAGGCCATCGGCCAGCACGTGCGCGTCCGTCAGCGTGATTGTTTCCACCGGCCGCAGGCGGCACAGGTAGCCCAGTTCCATGGCCAGCGGCAGATACGGTGCGCACGATCCCTTCGTGTGCGCTTTGCGCGCTGCGCCTTCGCGCGCGAATTTCAGCACCGCGGCGTACGCGTCCGGCGTGGGCAGGCGGCGGCGCTTGCGTTCCTTCGACTGTTCGACGCCCTTGGCGGGGTTGTCTTTGAATCCGTCCAGCCTGTTCGCTGCCCATTCGTACACGCGGCGCAGGTAGCGCAGCGCGTGATTCGCTTTGGACGGATAGCCCGGCACCGCGTCGCCGGCGCCTGGTCGCGTTTCGTCCTGCCCCTTCGCGATCGTGTCGACCACGACCTGCACCAGCACGCGCGTGATATGCGACAGCGGCGTGCGGCCCAGCGGGAGGCCGGCGCTGGTGGGGAAGTCCTCCCACACGGTGCGACAGTAATCGTAGTCCTCGCGCGTCGCCTTCGACAGGCTGCGGTACTTCGCGCTGTCGTGGAACTGTTCCAGCAGCCACGCCAGCGTGCCGCTTGCGCTGTTCGCGTGGCTTTCCGCGATCGCGTGCAGGTCCGACAGTTTCGCGTCCTGATTCGCCAGCGGCTTGCGCTTCGGTGCGCCGTTGGGCTGGCGTTCGTACACGAACCACACGCCGCTGCCATCGGCGCGGCGCCGGAAATAAAACCCCTTCGGGATGCGGTCCTGATCGATATGCGCAGGTATCGCGGGGTCGTGTTTGCGCGGGCGGCCAGCGGGCGGCGTCATGGCGGCGAGTCCTTAGCGAATCGCGCGCCAGCCTGGCCGGCCCTTGCGCTTGGCTTGGGCGCGCAGCGTGGATAAGCGGGCACAGCGCGCCATTGCAGCGCTTCCTGCGTCGGCGAAATCATGCGCTGCGTTCGTGGCGTTGCGCATCGCATCGCCCATGCGGGCGAGGCTTGCGGCGGCCTGTTCGGCAGTGGGCAGTGATGCCGTGAAGCGCTTGTGCGCTGCTATTACCTGGTCAACGGTGGGAGGCATTGGCGGGGCTCCGTTGTTATCGAATCGAACGCCAGCCGCTGCGCCCTTTGCGCATCGCCTGGCGGCGCAGCCCTTTCAGGCGCGGAGTGGGGCGCAGGGTGACACACACGAAGCGCCGCGCCACGTCAACGGACAGGAACGCATCGCGGCCGCTGGCGAACACCATGCGGCCCGGATAGTTCACTGCGACGTTGCCACTGCGCGGATCGACGCGCACCTGCACGCTGGCGAAATCGGCCACCAGCATCGCGCGGCCGTCCTGGCCGACGGTGTGCAGCGTGCCTGTGAATTCCAGCGCTTTCATTTCAGGCGCACCCCGCGCACAAGGGCCGCACCGGATGGTGCGGCGGGCGTGTCATTGGCCGCCGGGCCGAGCCCCAGCGCGGTGTTCAGCGCGGCCACCGAACTGATGATGCCGCCGTCACCGTCGAAGGTATAGCGCAGGCCGATGCGCTTGGCCCACTTTTCGACCGTGGCCAGCTGCGGTTTGTGGCCGGGCTTGCACAGTTCCTGCAGGTCCTGGAATTGCAGCACTTCGCCGATCACGCGGGGAATCCTTGGAACGTGGCCGCGCCGCCGATCGGCGCGGCCTGGTGGGGCTTAGGCGGCCGGGGCGGCCACGGGTTGCAGGGCGGGGTGCGGGCGCACGAACCATGCGCGGGGCCCGGCGTCGGTGACGGCGATGGCCGCCAGCTGCCAGCCGTCGCCGGCGGGCGGCGCCGGGTTCCAGTCGCGCAGCGCTTGCCAGAACGCGGCGCTGCCGTCGCAGGCGTGGAGGTCGGCCGGCCAGTCGACCAGTTCCCAGTCGCCCTGTTCGGCCATGGCGTCGCTGTATTCGACACACGCGGCGTCCGCGCCGCCCGGGAACGGCAGGTGCGGGTGCCAGAACTGGCCGGTTTCGGCGTCGCGTTCGATCAGGGCGGGGGCGTACAGCGGCAGCGGGTCCATGGTCGTGTCCTAGGCTGAGTGGGCGGGGGGGTTGCGTCGTCACTAGTGACGGTGTAGGGTTCGTGTCGTGGTCGGGGCGGTCCCGGCCGGAGCCTGGAAAATGCAGCCGAACATTTCGCAGCTGGCCTTCGACGCGCTGGCCATCCTGAATTCCACCGGCGCCGACGACTTCGCGCCGACGAACGCGGTGCGCGCCCTGCCCCAGTTCGACGCGCTGGCCGAGTCCGAACGCGAGCGCGTCAACTGGAAACTGGCGCACCTGATCGACGCCAAGGCGAAGCGCGGCACGCCGCTGGCCTTCGCCGAATTTCAGGCGACGCGCACCGAATCCACCGACCTTGAAAGCGACACCGGCGGCAGCGAGTTCGACGAACTGGCGCGCGGGTTCGTGTACATGGGCGCGGTGTACGTGGAGTACATCGGCGGCGGCGAATACATGCTGACCATCGGCAATGATTCGCGCGTCAGCGCGGACCTGTGGGAACTGGAGCGCCGCCTGTATCGCTGGTACTGCAGCGAATACGAACGCACGCCGCAGGTGCTGATCGACAGCGGGCGCGGCGAGGCGATCGCCGCGCAGCTGGTGCCCGAACAGCGCGACCGTCGCACGGCACTGCTGCAGCGCATGGACACTGCCCGCGCGCACCTGCGCGCCGGCGCTGCGACGCACCTGCTGGCGCGCTACCGTCAGGCGCTGGACCTGCCCGTGGGGCAGTTCGGTGAAGGTGAAACCGTGCACCAGTTCATGGCGCAGACCGCAGACGCAGGGCAGGCCGAGTTCGACGCGAATACCGGTGGCTGGGTGTGGGTGTCCTACACCATGCACACGTACATGGACGGCCCGGCGCGCGTGCGTCTGCTGGCGATCGGTGGCTGCGACAGCGTCGGCCTGTACGAAGTGCCCGACGACTGCGCGAGCGTGCGCCAGTTCGCCGAGTTCATCCACGCGCTGTGCGGCGAGGACGCGCAGTACCGCGTCGCCGAATGGAGCGCGTGAGCGATGGCCACGAAAAAGGCGGCGGCCAAAACGCCCGCCGAGCGGCAGGCCGCGTATCGTGAGCGCGGGCGGCAGATTGCGTTTGTCCTGCGCGATCCTGCCGCGCAGGACGCGCTGGACCACGGCGTGAAGCTGTACGGCAGTATCGTCGCCGCCATCACGCACGCGCTGGTCGCGGAGTTCGGCCGTAAGCGGCGCTGAGTTCACGCGGCCACCTGCAGCTGTTCGTCCACCATGGCAATGCGCTGGCCCAGCCAGCGCATGACGGGCACCGGCATGGAATTGCCGATGGCCTTTTTCCGCGGACCCTCCGCGCACAGTTCGGCCGCGCGCCCGCGATACGGGACGCGCGTGTAATCGTCAGGGAATCCCTGCAGCCGTTCGCATTCGCGCGCGGTCATCAGGCGTGCGCGCACGCCCCGGGCCGTCGGAACCAGCACCGCGGGGAACCGGTTTTTGTGCGGCATCAGCTGGCCTTTTTGCAGGACAGCGTCCAGCGTTTGGCTTACCTGTCCGCCGTCCCACCAGCTACCGCGTGCAGCGCCTGCAGCAGCTGCGAAGGCAGGGGAAACTGGGCGCGGGTCGTGCGGCGCAGAATCCCCGCGCAGGCTTTCGGGCTCAAAAAGCACCGCTGCGGCACGTCGCCAGTCTCCAAGAAATCCGACAAGGAACACGCGACGGCGTCGCTGGGGAATTCCGAAGTGCTGAGCGTCAAACACTCGCCACGCGAACCCATACCCGAGTTCTGCCAGCCCAGTGATGAAGGCTGCAAAGTCCCGGCCTTTGTTCGTGTGCAGTACGCCGGCGACGTTTTCCCATACCAGCCACTGGGGCCGATAGCGGCAAGCCAACGCAAGATAGACGAGGGCGAGGTTGCCGCGTGGATCGGCGAGCCCGGCGCGCAGGCCGGCGACGCTGAACGCCTGGCACGGGGTGCCGGCTGCGAGAACATGCAGGACTGCATCGGGCCATTCCTTAAACCGGGTTATGTCCCCGAAGTTCGGGACACCGGGGTATCGGTGCGCCAGCACAGCGCTGGGAAAGCGCGCGTTTTCCGCGAAAAACTGCGGGCGCCAGCCAAGCGGGTGCCACGCGACGGTCGCCGCTTCTATTCCGCTTGTGACTGACGCGTAATTCACGCGCGCAGCCCCTTGTACTCCGCGACGAAGTCGGCCACGGATTCGTACGCCTGGCGCACGTCGGCAATCGCGCCGCACGTGTTGAACAGGTCCTGCAGTGCATTGGCCATGCGCACGGCCGCGCCGTGGTGCCGGTCCAGTTCGGCGTCGGCCATCGTTTCGGCGCAGGCCATGCACGTCGGTTCCGTCGGCGTGTCGCACACCACGCACGTGGTCGGCGCAATCACTGCCAGCACGTCGTCGACGTTGTCGGCGCTGGTGCGCGCACGTGCGTGCGCGGGCATCGCGGCCAGCAATGCAAGCGTGTGGCGACTCACGCGGTGTGCCCCACGGATTCACCGGCTAGCGCGAAGTACGCGGCGCCGTCCTGGTAATCGTCGGCGATGCCCGACGGCGTGGTGCATGCGCGTGCCGCTTTCAGCGCGACCATGAACAGCCAGCCGTCGCGTTCGCTGATCGCGTGGCCGGTCAGCGCGTTGAACGCCGACACGGTGCGCGCCATCGAACGTTCGCCGGCGGGCTGGTCGCGCAGCGCGGCGCGGTCCTGCAGGTGCTGCGCAGCGGCGCGCAGGATGCCGGGCGCGCTGGCAGGCACAGGCTGTGCGCCCACCGCCGGCAGCGCGGAAATGGTCGGTTCATACATGAGGCCGCCCGCGTCGAACGCATTGGCGCCCGTGCTGGTCAGCGACAGCTGCGCAGGGTCCGGGTCGGGCCGGCCGACTTCGTCCAGCGCTTCGTCCAGCGTCATCACCCGCAGGCGGTTTCCGCAGCTGGCGGCGATATTGTCGGCGCCTTCTTCCGTGCTGGTGACGATCAGCCTGCCGACCTGCGGCGGGTTTCCCAAGAATGTGGCGCCGTCGCGGGCGTCGAACACCCGGCGAAGGCCGAAGCGTTCGCGCAGGTGTTCGGCGTACTGCATCGCGCGATCGCCTGGCGCGTACACGATGATGGAAGCGGGCATGGATCAGGTCCTGTCGGTGGGGGTGATGGCGCCGCGCGGTGGCACGGCCTTCCAATTCGCGCAGCGGCTGCTGGTGGTGGGGGCGAAGCGCGGCTGGCGCGGGTTGGCGGCGGCGGCGGGGTGGCGATCGGCCTGGCGGTGGCAGCTGTCGCAAATGCGCAGCCCCGCGCCTTCGCACACGCTGAACGGCACGGCGGTGCGGTGCGTCGTCATGCGTCACCTTCAATGGCGGCGAGGGCGCGGCGCATCGCGGTCATTTCCCGGCGCGTGTCGGCGTCGGCGCATGCGCTGGGCCTGAAAAACCCGCGCGACTCCAGCGCCTTGGCGGCCTTGATCACGCGCGCGACGGCGTCGCGTGCGGCGATCACTTCGGTGCGCGTGGTCACTTCGCTGTGGCGGTTGATGAAGGTCCGCGCGCAGAACGTGAAGCGGTGCAGGATCGCCACCGGGTTGATGCGAGGGCGACTCACGCGACCGCCTGCAGCGCCGGCGCGGCGTCGTCCTGGTGCATGGTCAGTGGCGTGTCGCCCGCCTGCACACCGGTGGCTTGGCGCAGCCACTGCTGCACGCGACCGTCGGCAGTGCGGTCGGGCAGTTCGGCGAGGTCGAACAGCCGCACGCCGTCGGCGACCGCGTGCAGTTCGACGTCGAACCCGCCGCGACCGTATCCCACGTCCGTCACTTCCACCGGCAGCCAGAACTGGTCGCCCGGCATCGGCAGCACGCGCGGGTCGCGCAGGCTGGGCGTGGCTACGCTGGGCACCTGCAGGTCGGCGATCGTGGCGAGCATTGCGCGCAGTGCGTGCAGGTCGGCGCTGCTGGACGTCGGGGTGATGCGCATGGCTACGTCGAACGCAGCGGCCACGCGGCGCTTAAGCGCGCCCAGCGCCTGTTCCAGCGTGTTATGCGCGAGCCACGCGCGGTCATGGTCGGCGGCATCGTCGCGCCACTGCTGGGCGCGTCGGCGGAATTCGGCGGCGTTGATTTCCAGCCCAGCGGCCAGCTGTTCGTCGGCGAACGCGTCGAGAAAATCGGGGCCGCTCAGGTGTTCGGGTTCGTGCATGGTGGTGTGTCCCCTGTGTTATGCAGTCAGCAAATCGATCAGCCACGGCACGTTCGCCGGTGGCATGCGTCGAAGGTCTAGGCGAAGCGGGTGCGCGATCAGGAACGCGCGCACGTTGGCGTCGGTGACGATGAAATAGCCGCTGGCCTTTTCGCGTTTGGCGGTCAGTTCGCCGGCGTCAATCGCGCGCAGGATCGTCACGGGCGGCACGCCGAACATTTCGGCCATTTCGCTGGCCGAATAGCGGCTGTATCGCGTGGTGTCGATTTTCAGCAGGTGGCGTTTGCGGATGATCGCGTGCACCGTGCGTTTGTATCCGCGGCGCTTGAACGCGGCAGCCGCTTCGGCGGCGCGCAGTTCCGACGTTTCGCGCAGCAGCGCGACTTCGTCGGCGTGCCAGTTCCTTTCAAACACCGCGGCGGTGACGCCCAGCTGCCTGGCGCGACGCGAAAAGTAGTCACGCGGGCGCTGGAATCGCTTTTCCAGTTTCAGCCAGTCGCCGCGTTTGTTGCCGGTGCTGGCCACGTGACGGATGGCCGCGTCTACGCGATCACACGGCGGGTATTCACGGCGCGGATTTTTGATGCGCGGCGCCTGCAGTTTCAGCTGGCGCGCCTTGGCGTAAATGCCATTCGCGTCGCGCCCCTTGATCAGCGCCACGCAGCCGCGTGCGCCCACCAGCGGGTAATGCTTCGTCAGCAGCGCGAGTTCGTCAGCGGACCAGTGCGGCCGCGGCACTTCGCGTTTCATTCGCCGCCACCGTTCGACGCCAGCACCGGCGACGTGTTGCCGCACTTCGCGCACGCAGCGCGCTGGCACAACGCGGCGACCTTGTCCAAGCGCATCGGCAGGTGCGCCACCGTCCAGCGGTGTGCGCACTGCGGGCACTGCGCGTCGAGTGTGTGGCTGGGAACGCGCAGCGCTTGCGTGGGGGATGAATACCCCGCGCGGCTGCGCGGTGGGCGCGGTTCGCCGGCGGATTCCGGCAACGGGTCGGGCTGATACACCATCACTTCACCTGCGAGGCAATGGCCACGACGAACGCGTGGCGGCTGGCTTCGGCCGCGATGCACTGCAGGTCAGCGACCGACAGCCCCGAGTGCGACGGGCCGGGTAATTCGCCGGCATGGCGCAGCAATTCGCACTGGCACCATTCGACGTGTTTGGCGAGGCGCCGCACCTTGGCGATGTCGGCACGCGAGGGGTGCAGCGTCATGCGGCGCGGTCCTGCACGTCGCTGGCGCGGCGCTTGGGCGGGTTGGCGCGTTCGTCCTGCAGCTGCTGGGCGATCGCGCGGCCTTCGTCCGACAGTGACGCCTGCGTGGGGAATTGCAGCGTGTCGAATTCCAGCAGGCCGTCCAGTTCCAGCGTGTTGATCGTGCGTGTGGTGAACACCGCGCTGCCGGGCGTGAGCGTTCCGAATCCACCGGGGCGGCGCAGCAGCGTGTGTTCCGGTGCAGCGAGTGCGGCGCGCAGCGCGAGGCGTTGCAGCGGCGTCAGCAGGGCGACGTCGAACATGGCGTGTGGGCTCCGTTAGGCAGGCTGGGCGGCGGCGTGTGCGTCGCGCTGGCGATCGCGCAGCTGGTCGGCGCGATGGCGTCCTGAGCGCACCGCCTGCAGCGTGTGCCCCCCTGAGCGCAGCGCCCACGCGATCGCGGCCTGCGTGTTGCTGGCGTCGCAGCCGATGCTGTGGGCGTAGCGGCGCACGGCCACGGTCACGTCGGCGGCATCGGGGCGGGCGGGCGTCATGCGGCCACCCCGGCTTCGCGTTGGGCGGCCTGCAGCAGCAGGCGGCGTTCGGCGTCAATGCGCGCTGCGCGCATGAATTCCAGCCGCACGAAGTCCTGCGGGCGGTGCGCGTTGTGCCACAGGAATTCCGCGGTGGTGCGGCTGTAGGACGGCGGGGTGGCAACACCGCACACGCGGCATTCCACGTGCCACGCGGTCGCGGGCATGCACAGCAGGCGCGGGTCGACCAGCGTGCGGCCGCGGGCTTCGATCAGGTCGGGCGTGGTGCCGCAGCTGCAGGAACGCAGCGGCGTGCTGGGCTGGATCGTGTGCAGGATCACAAGGCACCCCCTTCGGAAAGCGGAAGGGCTGGGCCTGGCGATCGCCTGGCGCTGGTCCCGTGGTCGGGCTCAGCCCTGCCCGACGGTGTCGGGCGGCGGCGATGTAAACACGCGGTTTATGGGAATGTCAACGCGGTGTGTACGCAGTGGCCGGGTGACTTGCGCTAAACCGTGACACGGGCCCGTTGGCGCCTGTTCACGGTGAACCGCTCAGGTGGGGATATTTCCAGAAATGGAACGCTGTGTGCCGGGCCGCATGAATGCGCCCGGCCATCACACATTCGGTGCGAAAACAGCGTGAAGGTGCGCTAGACCTTGGCCCGGCGCTGGCGGCGGTGTTCGACCATGACGCCGCACAGGGTGGCACCACCCGCGCCCAGCGTGGCGCTTATCGTGGCGTAATTGGGGTTCAGCGGCACCAGTTCGACCTGCAGCGCGCCCGTCGCGTTCTGGCCGCGTTCGCGGTACCGGCGAAACAGGGCGTGCGGCTGGCCGGGCACGATCGCCACCACAAGGTCGCCCGGGTGCGGCTTCACCGCCGGATCGATTACAACCTTGTCACCTGGCGCGATGCTGTCGGCGCTGCTGTCGCGCATAGAATCATCGTCGACGGACAGGCAGAACGCCTGATCCCCAAGCGTGTGCGCCAGTTCGGCGTCCACGTACAAAAACATGCTGTTTTCCCCTTCCCTTCGCGGCCACGTACTGATCGAGCCAAGAGAGAATAGGGGAACGCGTCGCCCTGCCTGAGACACCGTGTGGACGGCGTGAACGTCACCGCTGGGGCGCTTAGGGTCCTGACCGGAATAGATCCATTCCCACCTGTGACCTGTGGCACTGGCGACGGCCTGCGCGAGCGCGGGGCTCACAAGGTCGCGGCGAATGGCGTTCGTGATCGATTGCGGCGACACGCCGATGGCCAGCGCGATCCGACGCTGGCTTTTGCCGCTTTCTTCGATCGCGACGCGGAGCCGGCCGCCGGGTGTGGTGGGTTGCATGGGCGCGAATCTAGCGGGGCGGGCGCGCGTCGTCGCCTGTAAACAGACGGTTCCGGTGTGGGCTTGCATCATGTAAACCGCCCGTTTACAGTGCGGGCCGTATGCAACCCGTTCACAGCCCCGTCACGTCGCCGCTTCACCTGGCGATCGCCCTGGCCGGTGGCCCGGCCGGCTTGGCCGCCAAGGTCAACGAACTGCGCCCGGTCGATTCCGTGCCGGTGCGGTCGCAGCACGTCGTGAACTGGCGCCGGCGCGGCCGCGTGCCGGCCGACTGGTGCCTGCTGATCGAAGCGGCCGTGGACGGACAGGTGACCCGCTACCAGCTGCGCGCCGACGTGTTCGGTGCCGCCCCGGCGCCGCGCGCCGAGTCCCAGCCCGACGTCGTCGGGCCCCCTGTCGATAAGGCTGCCTGAAATGTCACGCACGCTGGCTTCCCTGCTGGTGGTGGTCGTGGTGGTCGTGTTCACGGCGAGTGCCGCCGCGCGTGTCTGCCCGCTGAGTCACCGCAAAAAATACCGCGACAGCGTCCCCGGGCCCGCGCTGCAGGTCGAACGTGCGCAGCGCGGTGAAGCGGACGGCGGGGCTGGCGGTGGCGGGCGTGAAGGCCATGGGGCGGATGCTGAACTGGTCGCCCGGGTGATTGCATGAAGCCCGGGACTCATTTTCTGCCACCGCGGTCACAGGTCATTTACGGCCACACCCGCCGGATGCTGGCGGCGACGGCCTACTGCCAGCGCAAGTTCGCCATGGCGGTCGCAGAGCAATACATCGCGCTGGTGGCGGTCGACGACCGCACCGTGCCGTTCCGCTGGGGCGTGACCACGGATCAGCTGTTCGCGGCCGAGAAACACAACGCGCAGGTGCTGGCCCGCTTTATGTCGGGCGTGGTGAAGGTGCTGCCCGCGGACCTAGAGGACGCATGGGTGATGGCGCTGCCGGAGCCCTACCGCGGCGACTGCGAACGCGACCTAGCGCGCCGCCGTGGCCTGCTGACGGTGCGCTGTCCTGACGCCGCCGACTTCGGTGGCCCGGTCGGGCTTGCGGTATTGGCGCGCGAGTTCGGCCAGCTGGTCGAAGCGGCCGCGCCGGCGCTGGCCGACAACCGACTGGACGCTGCGGACATTCCGCACGCGCGTCGAATCCTGAACGAATCCGACGACCTGCTGGGGGCCGTGGCGTGTCTGCGGCAGCAGGTCAGCGAACTGCTGCAGCCCAACGGGGGGAAGTGATGCCGGACCTTCACGACGCGGTGCAGGAACTGGAGCAGCGCGAGCGCGACGCCATCGTGGCCAACCGTGTGCAGCAGAACGCGCAGGGCCTGACGCACTGCGAACGCGCCGACTGTCGCGAACCGATCGACGCCGCGCGCACGCGACTGGGCGCCCGCTTGTGCATGGATTGCCAGCACGAACGTGAAGCGCAGCAGGCGCATTTCGCGCAGTGGGCGAGGCGCTAACGATGGCCGCGCGCAAGCGCTTGCCCAGCGGGTTCACGCGTGGCTGCGTTGCGCCGCGTGCGCGCGACGCCGTGCACGTGCAGCGCATCCTGCAGGACCTGCAGGCGCCGATCGCGCCGCAGGATGCCGAGCAGGCACGCGCAGCGCTTGCACGCGTGCACCGCGACGAAGCGGTGCAGCAGCCTGACCTGCAGCTGGTGCGCGCGTGACTGACGCCCGCCCGCAACGGATCGACACCACCGCGCTGCTGGCCAGCGTCGACCTGGTCGCGCTGGTGGGCCGGTACGTCGACCTGAAACGGTCGGGCAATGAATGGCAGGGCCGGTGCCCGTTCCACAGCGAGCGCACGCCCAGTTTTACCGTGGTGCCCGGCAAGGGCTTCGCGCATTGCTTCGGATGCGGCGCGCATCACAACGCTATTGGGTTCGTCATGGCGATGACGGGCTGCGACTTCCGCGAAGCCTGCGAACAGCTGGGCCATCGCGAGTTCGCGCCAGCGATCGACACGCGCGTGCAGCGCGAACTGCCGAAGGTCGGCGCGAAGTGGCGCCCACTGATGCCGGTGCCCGACGACGTGCCCGACCTGATGCGCGCCGACGGCCGCACGGTGCCGATATGGAACCCGAAGCCCAAGCCACCGAAGCATCCGGCTGGGCGCATGGTGCAATTCCGCCCCACGCGCGTGGATGAATACCGCGGGTTCGACGGCCGGCTGCTGGGCTACGTGCTGCGCGTAGAGTTCCCCGACAAGAAAATCACCCCGGTGGTGACGTGGTGTGTGGGGCCGGACGGCGCGCAGCAGTGGTGCCTGTGTCCGTTCCCCGATCCGCGCCCGATGCAGGGGCTGGACGCGTTGGCCGATCCGCGCCGCCTGGCGGTGATCGAAAAGGCCGACGGCCGCCAGCGCTGGCAACTGGTGACGCCGGGCACGATCGTCGAACTGGCGCCGGGCGAACGCATCGTGGAAACGCGCGACCGCACCGTGCTGGTCGTCGAAGGCGAAAAGTGCCGCGCGGCTGGCGCTGGCGCGTTGCCGCAGTACGCGGTGGTTAGCTGGCCCGGCGGCAGCAAAGGGATCGGGCACGTGGACTGGTCGCCGCTGAGCGGCCGCGACGTCGTGCTGTGGCCCGATGCCGACGCCGCGGGACGCGACGCGATGCTGGGCTGGATCGACGCCAGCGGCCTGCTGCATCGCGGCGTCGCGCAACACGCACACCGCGCAGGCGCGAACAGCCTGCGCCTGATCGACACCACCGGCATGCCCAAGGGTTGGGACATCGCCGACGCGATCGACGACGAATGGACGCCGGCGCAGCTGCTGGCATGGGCCGCGAACCGCCTGGCCGACGTCGTCGTGGACACCGACCTGGAGCGCCCTGCGAAATGAGTGCCACCGTTGTCGCGTTCGACGGCGGGCGACCGCCGAGTGGGCCGCGGCCACCATCGCCGCCCGACGACTGGCGCGCGGACCTGACGCGTTCGAAGGAAGGCAACGTGCAGGCCACGCTGTCCAACCTGTTCGCGATCATCGAAAACGACGAAGCGCTGGCCGGGCTGTTCGGCCTTGATGAGTTCGCCAACCGTGTCGCGCTGCATCGCACGCCGCCGTGGCTGGGCTCGCATGGTGGCGAGTTCCGCGAACGCGACGCCAGCGAACTGGCCGGATGGCTGGGCAACCCGTTCGGGTATCGCATGGTGGTGAAGTCGTCGCTGGTGCTGGAGGCGGTCGAAACGATCGCCCGGCGTCATCGATTCCACCCGGTGCGCGATTACCTGCATGGCTTGGAGTGGGACGGCACGCCGCGCATGCGCCGGCTGTTCATTGATCACTGCGGCGTCGAGGACACCGAATACCACCAGCGCGTCGCGGAAATCCTGCTGCTGTCGGCCGCGGCGCGCATCCTGCGCCCGGGTTGCAAGGTCGACACCATGCTGGTGCTGGAGGGCCGGCAGGGCCTTGGCAAAACGCGCGTGACGCAGGTGCTGTTCGGCGGTGACCGCTGGTATATGGACGCGCAGCGCAGCCCTGCAGAAAAGGACTTTTATCAGGACATCGTTGGCAAGTGGGGCGTCGAAATCGGCGAAATGACGTCGTTTACGAAGGCCGAGGCCAACAAGGTCAAACAAACCCTGAGCGCCACGTCGGACACGTACCGGCCTTCATACGCGCGGTATTCCGACACCTTCCCGCGCCAGTGTGTGTTCGTCGGCACCACGAATGAGGACGCATGGCAGCGCGACCACACCGGTGGCCGCCGCTTCCTGCCCGTGCACGTGCAGCGCGTCGACGTGGACGCCATCGCTGCCGTGCGCGATCAGCTATGGGCCGAAGCGGTGCACGCCCTGGCGCAAGGCGCGAACTGGTGGGAACTGCCGAAGGAAGCGGCAAAGCAGCAGGACGATCGGTACCAAGAGGACGCATGGCTGCAGCCGATCAGCGAATGGCTGGCTGGCAAGTACGGGAAACCCGCATACGAAAACGTGCACTGCCACCCCACCACGGGCGAAGTGCTGGAGTGCACTAGCAGCGACGTGCTGTGGCGTGCGCTAAAGATCGACACGGCCCGGCACACGAAGCAGGACCAGATGCGCGTTGGCGCCATCTTCCAGCGCATGGAGTGGCCGAAGTATCGGCCGCAGCGCTACGGCGCACGCCTGTGGACGTACTACCGACCCGACGCGCCCGAGGCCACCGACCCGACTGGAGGCACCAGCAGTGCGCCAGCCTGATCGTCGCGGCTGGCCTGCCCAGCCTGTGCCCAACCTGCTGCCCAACCTTGCGCGCCAAGCGGGGCGCGGGTGCGTCCAACCGTCCAACCTTCCGCGGTATGCGCACGTGATCAGCAGCAGCCAGCAGGTCGGCGCTTCATCACCTGTGCCTGTGTGGTTGGACAGGTTGGACAGGTTGGACGGGGCGAGCAGTGGCGCGGGTTGCGGCGCGTCCAACCCGGTCGGCATGGGTTGGGCAGGTGGGTCGGCAGGCGGTCGGGGTCAGGCACGGCAGGGGGCGGGGGGTGGCTGCGGGTCCTCCTGGCGCCGGTTAACCGCGGGCCATTGGGCGCGCGATTTTGCGCAAGTGTCCGGCGAAATTGTTTGGTTAATCAGTGGCTTGCGGGTTAATTGAGGGGTTAACGTGCAGCAGGTAAACGCCACCGCCGACGAAATGACACAGGCCGAGTTCGCGGCCCTGCGCGGTGTAAGCGCGCCCATGGTCACGAAGTGGAAGGCGCAGGGCCGGCTGGTCCTGTCTCCCGACGGCAAGCGCGTGCGCGTCGCTGAGTCGATCGCACGACTGGAGGCGACCCGCGACCCCGCCCGGGGCGGCGATCGCACCGACAAGCCCGCCAGCGCGCCACAGGGCGCCAGCCAGCCTGCCGGCGGGCAGGTGCCACAGGCGGCCCCGGTGGTCGGCCTGATCTACACCGACGAAGCGGCGCGCGAGAAACGCGCCCGCGCCCAGCTGGCCGAACTGGAACTGGCCGAGCGCGCCGGCGAACTGGTGCTGGCCGCGAAGGTCGACGCCATCATGTTCGGGCTGGCGCGTGCCGGTCGCGAAGCGGTGCTGGCGCTGCCTGATCGCCTGGCCACCGTTCTGGCCGCCGAGTCCGACCCGACCGTGGTGCACGCCAAGCTGCTGGCCGAGTGCCGCAAGGTGTGCGCAGCGATGGCTGCGCCGGGCGTCGCAGCGCAAGCGCAAGCGGCGGCCGCGTGACCTTCGACCTGTCCACGCTGTCGGTCGCGATCGCCGACGCGCACGCCGTCGTCGAAGGCGCGTGGACGCGTGGCTGGGAACTGGCCGAACCGCTGGCCGTCAGCGCATGGGCCGACACGCACCGCTACCTGACGAAGGAAGGCGCCGCCGAACCGGGCCCGTGGTCGACGGATCGCACGCCGTACCTGCGCGCCATCATGGACGCGCTGAGCGACGAACACCCCGCCAAAAAAGTCGTGCTGATGAAGTGCACGCAGGTGGGCGGCACCGAGGTGCTGAACAACTTTGCGGGCTACGTCATCCACCATTCGCCGGGTCCCACCATGGTGGTGATGCCGACGGAAAAGCTGGCACAGCGCTGGAGCAAACAGCGCCTGGCGCCGATGATCAGCGCCAGCCCCGCGCTGCGCGGACTGATCGCGCCGGCGACGTCGCGCGACGGTGGCAACACCACCCTGATGAAGGAATTTCCCGGCGGCCTGCTGGTGATCGCGGGCGCGAATTCCGCCGCCGACCTGCGATCGATGCCGGCGCGCCGCATCCTCGCCGACGAAGTCGACGAATACCCCGAGGACCTAGACGACCAAGGCAGCCCGCTGGAACTGGCCGAGCGCCGCGCGTCGACGTTCGTGCGCCGCAAAGTGCTGGTGTGCAGTTCGCCGAAGCTGAAAGCCACCAGCGTCGTCGCGCGCGAATACGAAGCCAGCGACCAGTCGCAGTATTGCGTGCCGTGCCCGCACTGCGCGCTGCTGCAGCCGCTGGTGATCGACCAGCTGACAGAGGACGGGCAGTACCTGTGCGTGCACTGCGGCAGCCTGATCGCCGAGCATCACAAACCGTGGATGCTGAGCGAGGACAACGGCGCCCGCTGGATCGCGCGCAACCCCGGCAGCGACGTGCCGGGCTTCCACTTGAACGCCATGTACGCGCCGCTGGGCTTGGGCTACACGTGGGCCGAAGTCGCGGAAATGCGCGCGAAGGCGCAGCGCGACACGTCGCTGCAGGTGTCATTCACGAACACCATTCTGGGCCTGCCGTTCGAAGGCGAGCGCCAGCAGCAGGACGCCGGCGAAGTCGCGCGACGTGCGGAGGAAACGCCGCGGCGCATCGTGCCGCGTGGCGGGCTGGTGCTGACGATCGGTGTGGACTGCCAGCACGACCGGTTCGCGGTATGCGTGTGTGCGTGGGGCCGCGAACAGCGCCTGTGGATCGTCGATTACGAAGAAATCCCCGGCGACCCCAGCGTGGCCGAAGGCTACGCCGACCTGGACGCGTTCCTGCAGCAGGCATACGCGAAGGCCAGCGGTGCGCTGATCGTGCCGCGCGTCGTCGCGATCGACGGCGGCAACTGGACCGAACAGGTGGCGCAGTTCGTGCGCACGCGGCAGCAGCGCCTGGTGCGTGCCGGCGCGACGCACCAGCAGCAGCGCGTGATGCTAGTGCGTGGCCGTTCGGCGAAGTCCGACCGCGTGGTGTACCGCCCGGCCAAAACCGAAGTGAACGCACGCGGGCAGACCGTCGCCCGCAGCGTCGGCACGTGGGGTGTGGGCACCGACGTCGCCAAACATATCCTGTACGGACGCCTGGCCGCAGACACGCACGCCGCCGAGCCCGAGGACCGCATGGTGCGATTCCCCGCGGGCCTGCCGGAAACCTATTACACCGGCCTAACGTGCGAATACTTCGACCTGGCCGCACGTAAATGGGTCAAGCCCAAGCACGCGCGGAACGAACCGCTGGACACGCTGGTGTATGGCTTTTTCGCCGCGCTGTCGCCCTTCGCGCGCATTGACCTGATCCGCGACCACGAATGGCAGGCATTGGAAGCTGCGCTGGAGCCGGCGGCCGACCTGTTCACCACGTCGCCACCCGCGGCGCCGGTGGCCGCAGCTGATTCCCGTGGAACACCGCCGGCCACCCCGGTGGTGTCGCCCATCGCTGATTCCCGTGGAACACAACCGACCCGACCCGCGCCGCGCCGCGTGGGCCTTGGCCATGAGGGCTTCAACCTGTGACGCGTGAGACTGACCGCACCGAAGCGTTGCGCACCGAACTGCTGCGCGGCATCGTCGAAACCACCGGCATGCGCGAAGTGCTGGCGCTGCCGATCGCCAATGGCCTGCTGACGGTCCTGCAGCGGGAATACGGCGGCCGGAATATGTACGTCCCCGCGCCGGCGCGCACGTATCCGGTGCTGCAGATTGCCGCCGCGCTGGAGTCCGGGCGCACGCCCGAGCAGGTGCGCCACGACTTCGGGCTGTCGCGCACGAAGCTGTACGAACTGTTCCCGGGCGGCCTGCCCAAGCCCCGCAAGGATGCCGCCGCATGATCATCGCGACCGTAGTGGTGGCGCTGGTGCTGGTGGTCGCCATCGTGCTGGCGGTGATCCTGCCGCCGCCCGAGTGTCGACCGCCGAACCTGCCGCCGCCGGGGCCGCCGGCGCACTGGCCCGGATGCGAAAAGCCCGGCTGCCTGTGCTGGCAGTGCAGCCACGCACGCGTCGCGGACTATGCGGACGCCGAACGCATGGTGGCGCGGAATGCGGTGCTGCGGGAAATGATCGAAGCCAAGCTGCCGGTGTCTGAGCGCTGCGAATCCGACGCGCCCGACTGTGGCCCCGTCGAGTTCCGCGACGTGGACGACGTGCCGCTGTGCCGGCGCTGCTGGGACGCACTGGCGATCGAATCGAACACCGAACGGCGCATGCGTGAGGCGGGGTGGTCGGTGGTCGACGGCGGCCCGGTCACTTGATCACCGACGCGGGCCCGGGTAGCGTTCGCGCCGAACCCGCCCCGGATGGCACACCATGAAGCGCACCGCACCGATCCTGCTGGCCCTGCTGCTGATCACCGGCACCGCATTCGCCGACACGTCCATGCGCTTCGGCAATCGCCTGGTGGCGGTGGGCGACAGCATCGCGACGCTGGTGCAGGTGGCCGGCAAGGCCGACCGCATCGTGCAGCTGGAAAACCGCCGCGGCGCCGCCGCCGGCGAACGGTGGGAGTATTACCGCCCCGACGGCCATGCCGTGCTGATCGTGGTGCGCGACGGCGTGGTGGAGTCGATCACGCAGGTGTGAAACACCCGCGCGTCCACGGTTCCACGAAAATCGTGGACGCGATCCGCTAGAACGTAGACGCCGCGCGGGGTTCCTTCACGCGGCGTTCGCGTGCGTGCCTAGTTTGTGGACGGGCCGGCCGCGAACCTGTGCGGCATGGCGAGTGACGCGCAAACCCGGCTGGACGCATACAAGGCGGCGGAAGCTTCGCTGCTGAAATCCGGTCAGGCCGTCAAGGTCATGGGCCGCGAAATGACGCGCGCCGACCTTGGCGAAATCACCCGCATGATCGCGGTGCTGCAGCGTTCGGTGAACGCCGAAGCCACCCGCGCGAGCGGGCAGCTGGCCGGCTTCCGGCAGGCCAACTTCGGCGGCGACGAGTGAGCGACAAGGCGCCCACCATCGGCCTGCTGGACCGCATGGCGGTCGCGATCGCCCCCAGCTGGGGGCTTCGCCGCATCGCGGCGCGCCGCACGCTGGACGCCATGGCCGGCGTGCATGAAGCCACGAAGCCCGGCCGCAACCGCAAGCGGGCCCGCGACGGTGGCGACGGCAACACCATCGTGGGCATGGACCACAGGCAGCTGCGCGACACCGCGCGGCACCTGGAGCGCGACCTAGACCTGGCGCGCGGCGTGCTGAACACACTGCAGAACAACGTGGTGGGCACCGGCATCGATGTCGAACCGCTGCCGCGCCTGCCGGGCCAGCCTGTCGACGAAGGGCTGGCGCGCGACTTGTCGGAACTGTTCGCCGACTGGTGGGACCGCCCCGAAGTCACGTGGCAGCACGACGCCGGCAGCATGCAGCAGCTGCTGTGCCGCAGCTGGCTGCGTGACGGTGAAGCGCTGTATCAGCACGTGCAGGGAACCGCGAATGGGTTGGACCACGGCACGCGCGTGCCGTATTCGGTCGAGATGATCGAAGCGGACATGCTGCCGCTGGAACTGACCGACACCAGCCGCGGCATCCGTCAGGGCATCGAAGTCAGCGACTGGGGCCGCCCGATCGCGTACCACCTGTTCAAGGCGCACCCGTCCGACGCGGCGGTGTTCGCCATGCCGGCGACGAAGCGCGTGCTGGCGTCGTCGATCGAACACCTGGCCATGCGCGATCGCATCCGCCAGCTGCGTGGCCTGTCGCTGTTCGCGTCGGCCATGAATCGCCTGGAGGACATCAAGGACTATGAGGACAGCGAGCGCATCGCGGCCAAGGTCGCGGCGTCGCTGACGGCGTTCATTCGCAAGGGCCAGCCGCAGGACTTCGGCAGCAGCAGCGACGGCACCGGCATGGGCAGTTCGCTGGTGGTGCCCGGCAAGGAAAAGGAATACCGGGACCTGCGCATGACGCCGGGCCTAATCATGGACGACCTGCTGCCGGGCGAGGAAATCGGCCTGATTGACAGCAAGCGGCCGAACCCCAACGCCGCGCTGTTTCGCGAAGGCCAGCTGCGCGCCGTGTCGCGCGGCGTGAATGTCACCTTTAGCAGCCTGTCCGGCAATTACAACGGCACGTATTCGGCGCAGCGGCAGGAGCTTGTCGAACAGTGGGCCGGCTACGCCGTGCTGGGCGAACTGTTCATTGCGCAGTGCGTGCGACCCATGTGGCGCAAGTTCGTCGAGTCCGCCGTACTCGCCGGCCTGATCAAGCTGCCGCGCGGCTGGAATGACCTGCGCTACCTGCAGGCCGCGTCATTCGTGCGCCCGGCCATGCCGTGGATCAACCCGCTGCACGAAGTCGAAGCGCTGGCGATCCAAGAGGACCGGCTGTGGATCACCACCCCGGAAATCATCCGCCGCCGCAGCGGTGACCCGCAGGCCGTAATCGAAGGGCAGACCGCGTGGGAAGCGCGCCTGGCTGCCGCCAACCTGCAACCGAAAACCGGCGGCGCACTGCCTGCCGACACACAAGGGAACTGACGATGCCGAAGCCGACGCTACTGGCGGCGCAGATTCATGCCGCGATCGCTGCGCAGGCCGCGGGCCGCGCGGTCGCCACCATTCCGGGTCGCATGGAAGTGCGCGCTGCCGCCGACGGCAGCGACGAAGCCGAACTGCTGATCTATGGCGACATCGGCGACAACTGGTGGACCGAGTCGGTGGCCGCGTCCGACGTGGTGCGCCAGCTGGCGGAAATCACCGCGGGCACCATCAACGTGCGCGTGAACAGCTACGGCGGCAGCGTCGCCGACGGCACCGCGATTTACAACGCGTTGAAGCGGCACCCCGCCACCATCAACACGTCGGTGGAGGGCGTCGCCGCGTCCATCGCGTCGCTGATCACCATGGCCGGCGACAACGTCGCGATGCCGGCCAACACGCTGCTGATGGTGCACGCGCCGTGGGCGTACGCCGTCGGCAACAGCACCGACCTGCGCGAAATGGCCGACGTGCTGGACGTGTACGCACGCGCCATGGCCACCAGCTATGCCGCGAAGTCGGGCCGGCCGTACGACGAAATGCTGGCGCTGCTGACCGACGGAAAGGACCACTGGTACACCGCGGCCGAAGCGAAGGACGCGGGCCTGGTCGACACCGTGGTGGAGGACGCCGCCGCCACCGACGCCGCTGCCGCCGCGTTGGCCAAGGTCGCCGCGCAGTCGTCCTTCGCGCCCTACGCACGCAACGCGCCCGCCGCGATCGCCGCGGCGCTGCGCCTTCCCAACGCTGCCACGCCGCCTGCCGCCCCGAGCGCGGCGGCCGTGGCCACCCCTTCGCCGGCCGCCGCTGGCGCAACCCTGCCCGCCGCATCCGCTGCGGGCTCCCAACAGGAACCGACCATGACGAACCCCGCGAATCCGGCGGCCGCCCCGAGCCCCGCCGCCACCGACCCGAACGCCGCAGTGGCTGCCGCGATGGCCGCGCTGGCCGAGCGCAACACCGCCGTGCTGGCCGCCGCGCGTCCGCACGCCGGCAATGCGCAGATGGTGCAGCTGCGCGACGAAGTGCTGGCCGACCCGAACGCCACACTGGCCGACTTCAACGCCCGCGCCCTGGCGATCCTTGGCGCGCAGGCCGCCCCGGCCGCAGGCGCCCACACGCCGAACGGTGGCGACGAGGCCGACAAGCGCCGCGAGGCGATGGCGCAGGCGCTGGGCGCGCGTGCCGGCGTGCCGGATGCGAAGGCCGACGGCGCCAACCCGTACCGCGGCATGCCGATGTCGGCCATGGCCCGCGCGTGCGCCGAGGCCGCCGGCGTCAACGTGCGCGGCATGGACAGCCTGCAGATCGTGCAGGCCGCCGTCACCACCACGTCGTCCGACTTCCCGCTGCTGCTGGGCAATGTCGTGCGCCGTTCGGTCATGCAGGGCTACGAAGCGGCCGAGGAGATTTTCCCGCTGATCACGCAGGCCGTGTCGGTGCCCGACTTCCGCAAGTCGAGCCTGGCCGCGCTGGGCCATTTCTCCGGCATTTCCGTCGTGAAGGAAGGCGGGGAATACAAGTACGGCCAGTTCGACGAACTGGGCACCGAAGTCCAGCTGGCGAAGGCCGGCGCCAAGTTCGCGCTGACGCACGAAGCCATCGTGAACGATGACCTGTCGCAGCTGTCGCTGGTCCCGCGCAAGATGGGCGAGGCGGCGAAAACCGAAGTGGGCGACCGTGTTTTCGCCCTGCTGACCGGCAACCCGCAGCTGGGCGACGGCGTCGCGCTGTTCCATGCCGACCACAACAACATCGTGGTGGGCTCCGCGATCACCACCGCCACCGTCGACGGCGTGCGCGTGCTGATGGCTACGCAGAAAACCCCGAGCGGCAAGACGATCCGGGTGCGCCTGAAGTACCTGGTGGTCCCGGTCGGCAAGGGCGGCGTGGCGCGCACCGTGCAGACGTCCGAATTCGAAGTGGGCGCCGATCGCAAGTCGACCACGCCGAACTACGTGCGCAACGGGTTCGAAGTGCTGGAGGACCCGCGCCTGGATGCGGCCAACCCGAACGCGTGGTACGGCATCGCCGACCCGGGTGCGGTCGCGCTGATCGCGGTGGCCTACCGCGACGGCAAGCAGGAACCCACCGTGGAGCAAAAGGACGGCTGGGACGTCGACGGCATCGAATTCAAGGTGCGCATGGAAGCGGCGCCGGCTGTCGCCGACTACCGCGGCGGCGCCTACAACCCCGGCGCGTGACGGGATGGGGACGCGCGGGCCCGCTAACGGGCCCGCCGTCCCGCAGTAATCCCGCCCCGAGCTAACCCGACACCGAAACACAAGCACAGGAAACAGCCACCATGGCCAAGAACTTCAAAGCAGTGGGCGACGTGTTCGACCACACCCTGACCGCCGCCGTCATCGCCGGCGCGGTCGTCGTCATGGCCGACACCGTCGGCGTGGCGCTGAGTGACGGCGCGATCGGCGACGAAGTCGCAGTACGCGTCGGCGGCGTGTTCGAACTGCCGAAGGCGAGCGCCGACGACATCGCGCAGGGCGCGAAGGTCTACTGGGACGCGACCCCGGGAAACATCACCACCGACGCGACCGCGCCGAACGTGTACGCGGGCCACGCGTTCGCGGCGGCCGGCGCCAGTACCACCACCGTGCTGGTGCGCCTGAACGCTTGAGTGGACCCGGCTGCGGCGTAGTGAGCGACGCCGCAGCCGGTCTTTTTCCCGTCGCAGCCTGAGCCCGTCCGATGCCCGACACGACCGCACCGCAGCTGGCCACCGAAACGGTCAGCGACAAGCGCCTGGAATCGCTGGCTGCGCGCCTGGCCATGCCCGTCCTGCTGGCGCTGGTCAGCGTGCTGGGCGGCGCGATGCTGCAGGACATTCGCGGGCAACTGCGCGAACAGGGCGACGGCCAGCGGGCGCAGGGGCTGGAAATCAAAGACGTGAGCGCGTCCGTGCAGCTGCTGAACGCCAAGGTGGACAACGGCCTGGTGTGGCGCATGGGCGAACTGGAACGCCGCGTGCAGGTGCTGGAGGGCAGCACCGCGCCGGCAGCGACCGGGAGCGTGCACCGATGAGTCCCGCCGGTTTCCAGTGGTGCGCCGGCCACGTGCTGGGCGTCGAAGGTGGCGAAGTCGACCACCCGCGCGATCCCGGTGGCCATACCAAATACGGCGTGACGCAGACCACGCTGGATCGCGCGCACGCGCTGATCGCTGGCCTGCCCGCCAACGTGGGCGACCTGACTGGCGCGCACGCGCTGCAGGTCTATGAAGCCCTGTATTGGCGCCCGGTGCGCGGCGACGAACTGCCGCTGCCGCTGGCGCTGCTGACCTTCGACGCGGCCGTGAATCAGGGCCCCGAGCGCGCCGCGCAGTTCCTGCAGGCCGCAGTCGGTGCGTCCGTCGACGGACGCGTGGGCGATCGCACCGTGCAGGCCGCGCAGCGCGCCGACCTGCGCAAGGCGATCGACGAACTGGCGGCCCGCCGCATGCACGCATACATGCTGCTGGACGCCCTAGATGACACGTTCGGGCTGGGCTGGTCGCGTCGCCTGATCAGCCTGCTGCGTGTCGCCAATGACGCCATGGGGGCAACGCGCTAATGGACCTTTCTGCCTGGTGGGACCGGCTGGCGATCGCGATGCAGCACCCGGCCTTCCACGCCGTCGTGCTGGCGCTGCTGATCGGCCTGGCTGCGACCGAACTGCTGGCACACCTGCTGCCCGAATCGATGCCGGCGCAATACGCCGAACGCCTGCTGCGCATCGTCGTGCTGGTCGGCGTGATGGTGATTGGCTACCGCCTGCAGCCCAGCGTGCTGGGTGCGGGCTGGTCGTTTTTTGCCGGTGCCGCGGCGCCGTCGATCCACCAGCACCTGCAGGCGTACGCGTACGCCCGCTGGCCGGCGCTGCAGCCCAAGGCGCTGCGGCCGTGAGTTTCGCCGACAAGTTCACGGTGACGCCGCTGCTGTACGCGTGCGCGGCGCTGACGATCGCGCTGGTGGCCACTGGCGGATACGCCAAGGTGCAGCACGCCGAGCGCGACACCGCGCGATCGGAGCGCGCCGCGGCCGTCACCGAACGCGACGCGTGGAAGTCGCGCGCCAATGACCTGGACGCCGCGAACAGCGCGTGGGGCATCACCGTCACCACGCTGCAGAACGCGCTGGCCGAAGCGCAAGGCGACCTGCGCACGTTGCGCGAGCAGGACCGCAGGGCGATCGCGCAGGCGCAGGCGGATGCGGCGAACGCCGACCGCACGCTGCAGCAGTTCACCGCGAAGTATCAGGCCGAAACGCGCAAGCCCGACTGCGCGAAGGCGCTGCAGACACTGGAGGCCGCATGCCCCGCGCTGTCCGGCTACTGATCGCCCTGGCGCTGGTCGCGCTGCTGGCGGGCTGCCCCGGCATGACCCGCCCCGACCTGCCGAAGGCTGGCGCCGTCGTGCCCAAGCCCGTGGTGATCGAACGGCGCGTGTACGTGCCGATCGATCCGCAGCTGACGGCACCCGAACCGGTCGCCGAAGGGCCCGTGCACGAAATGCCGGAAGTGTCGGCGCAGCGCAAAGCCGCGCTGCTGCGTGCGAATGCCAAGCTGCGCGCGATCGCGGCCAAGCAGGGCACCGAAGTGCCGACCAGCGAGGCCGCGCCATGACGACGCAGCAGGACGCGCTGCGCGAACTGGACGCGCAACTGCACGAAGCGTTCGCCGAATCCGGCCTGGCCGGCATCGCCGAATACCGCGCGAAGGGCGTGCCGGCCACCGATCCGGCGACCACGGCCAACGTGCGCGTGTTCGTCAACCGCGACGTGCAGGTGGTCGGCGACGTCGGCCAGATTCTGGCGCGCCACGACGAAGTCGAAGTGCTGCGCGATGACGTCGACGCCCCGCAAAAGGGCGCGACGCTGCTGGTGGACGGCGAGCGGTTCGAACTGGTCGACCCGGTGCGCCGCGACGAATCGAAAACGACCTGGCTGGTGCGCCGTGCAGCCGCTGTTTGACGTCACCGAACCGCTGTCGTGGCAGGTCCTGCAGTACGTGCAGGCCATCGTCGGCCGCATCACGCAGGCCGCCGGCTATCGCACCGACTTGGGCGCCGGCGAAGTGACGCTGGACACGTCCACCGTGGATGAAAACGCCACCACGCCGTACACCACGGTGGCGGCCGGCGCGTTCGCGGGCGTCGACGCCAACAGCGGCCGCCGCACGCTGTCGGGCGATATGGAAGTGGCGGTGCAGTACGCGGTGCCGCTGCAGTCGGGCGTGAACGCCGAATTGCTGGCGCACCGCGGCCGCGCCGACCTGGTGCGTGCGATCCACGCCGAAAACCCCCGGGAACGTCCGCAAGGCTTGCGCACGCTGGAGATAACCGGCAGCACGCTGGGCGATCCCGAAAACGGCGCCGCCGTTGTCATTGCTCAGGTGACCTTGCGGGCCAGCCTGAGCGAAACCCACACGCCCGCGTAAAACGAGGAAGTCACCATGCCCGCACCGAAGGTCACAAAGTTTGCCGGCAACATCCGCCTGTGGCGGATCAACGCCGACGGCACCCGCACGCCCGCCATTCCGAACACCGCCGACGTCACCGGCAACCAGCCCGTGGAAGCCAACGCCGCGGTGATGTCGCGCGAGGCCGGCGACACCGTCGAAATCAAGTCGAAGCAGCGCGGCAACCGCTACAACCAGCCGGTGTATTCCGAGCAGGAGCCCGGCACCAGCAAGCTGTCGCTGACCCTGCTGGAGGTCCCGCCGATGATCCTGGCGCGCGTGCTGTACGGCAGCGCCGCCGCGGAAGTCGCAGTGACTGCGGGCAGCGTCAGCGCCGAGCCCGTCAGCGTCACCACCACCGACGTGCCGCTGCAGCTGGCGCATCGCTACCTGGACGAAGCCACCCCGCTGGTCGCGCACAAGGGCGCCACCACGCTGGTCGCGGGCACGGACTTTGACGTGGACTACCGCCGCGGCCAGATCAAGTTCAAGGGCACGAACGTCAGCGCCGGCGACAGCGTGACCGTGGATTACGAATACCTGGCGCACAGCAAGGTCGTGATCCAAGGCGGCGGCACGCCCACCGAGTCCTTCTATATCACCGGCGATATGGAAAACCGGGTGAGCGGCGAGCAGGGCGAACTGGAAATCTACGAAGCCAAGCTGGCGATCGACGGCGACGTGGACCTGCTGGGCAGCGATCCGATCAGCCCGGTGCTGGCGGGCTCGCTGATCGTCCCCAGCGACAAGTCGACGCCGTACGAATTCACGTCGTACGCGCTGACGGCGTAAGCCTTGACCAAGCGCCCGGCCAAGCGTCAGGGGAAGGCACCGGCACCCGCGGAAGCGCGGGTGCCGGTGGTATTCGTGCGTCCGCATCGCCACGCCGGCGTCGACTATCGCGTGGGCGATTCGATCGAAGTGCTGGAGGACTTGCGCCTGCGCCTGGTGCGCTTGGGCGCGATCGCGGGGCGTACCTGATGGGCGGCCGCGCCACGCGCACATTCGTGCGCACGTACAACGCCGACGCCATGCAACGCATTCGTGCGCAGCTGCAGGGTGTCAGCGAAGCGCAGCTGCAGCGTGCCGCGCAGCGCGCCAGCGTTTCGTTTTTCAGGCGCGTGCAGCCGATCGCGAAGCGCGACATTCTGACGCGCTACGGTGTGGCCAGCAGTGCGCTGAACGGCAAGTTTCGCACCGTCGAAGGGCGCAGCCGCAAGGGTGAAACGTACATCGGTGTGCAGGCATCCGCGCGGCGGATCAGCCTGCTGCAGTTCCGCGGTAAATGGCGATCGGCCAACCGCGTGGGGAATGCGCAGCGTGCCGCGCGCAGCCCTGGCGCGACGGCCGAAGTGCAGCTGGGCGAGGCGAAAACCTACAGCAGCGCGTTCATCGCCACGGTGCGCGGCGTGCGCGCGATCCGCGTGCGCGAGTTCACCACGCAGGGCGGGCCAAAGCGCTACGGGCGCGCACCGCTGCGACTGCTGCGTGGCCCGTCGCCGCTGGAAATGATGCTGGGCGATGACATGCGCAACGCGCCAAAAATCAGCGGCCAGCTGCTGGACGTGTACCAGTCGGAAATCCACCGGCAGATCGGTCTGCTGGTGTCGCGTAAGGGGAAAGGCGCGTGAGTCAGCAGCAGTTTGAGGAAGCCATCCGGCTGTATGTTCAGACCAGCGGCGACGCTGACCTGTCCAAGCTGACGGCGCGCCTAGTCGAACTGGGCGAAGGTGCCGACAAGGGTGCCACGCAAGCGCAGGCGCTGGTCGACGAACTGGCGAAACTGACGCAGACCAGCAACAACCTGCGCGCGTTCACCGCGCTGAAAGCGTCGATTAGCGAAACCGGCGCGGAACTGGAGGCCGCGAAGGTCAAGCTGGCGGGCCTTGGCGCCGAGTTCGACCGCACCGCCGAGCCCAGCCAAAAGCTGGAACGCGCGATGGCCCGCGCGGCCGACGAAGTCACGCGACTGACGCAGGTGCAGAACCGCCAGCAGGTGGAACTGGCGCGCACGTCGCATGCACTGCAGGCCGCGGGCGTCGACACCGAAAAGGTGGGCAGCGAATACGCGCGCCTGCAGGATGAAATCGGCAAGTTCGGCCAGCGCGCCGGGGTCGCGGCCAACGCGATCGAGCAGACCGGCAAGCAATCGAAGGAAGCGGCCAAGGGCGTCGGCAAGCTGGACGACGCGGCGAAGTCGGGCAGCGCGTCGCTGGCATCGATCGCCAAGGGCCTGGCGAAGGTGTCGACCGCCGCCACCGGCGCGGTCGGCGCGCTGGCGACGATCACCGGCGGTGCGCTGTTCGTCGGCGCAGTCGAGTCGGCGACGAACCTGGAAGAAGCGCTGGGCGAAGTGCGCGCCGTGTCGGGCGCCACCGCCGACGAAATGGTGGCGCTGAAAGCCGCGGCCGAAGCGGGCGGCGCCGCCACGAAGTTCAGCACGCTGGAGGCCGCGCAGGGCTTGGGCGAACTGGCCCGCGCCACCGGCAGCGCGCAGGCCGCGATCGCCGCGCTGCCCGCCACGCTGAGCCTGGCGCAGGCGGCCGGCATCGGCGTCGCCGAAGCTGCCCAGTTCATCACCACCACGCTGACGCAGTTCGGCCTGCAGGCCGATCAGGCGGGCCGCGTGGCCGACGTGCTGGCCAAGGCGGCCAACAGCACCACCGCCGATGTCACCGGGTTGGGCGACGCGCTGAGCTACGCCGCGCCGCTGGCCAAGCAGCTGGGCGTCGACACCGAAGGCACCGTGGCGATCATCGGCGCGCTGGCCGATCAGGGTTTCCGCGGCGAGCGCGCAGGCACCGCGCTGCGTGCGGTGTTCAGCGCGATGCTGGACCCGGCCAGCGAGTTCGCGAAGGCGCTGCGGTCGCTGGGCATCGAATCCACCGACTTCGCCACGGTGATCGAACAGCTGGCGGCGAAGGGCACGAGGGGCCGCGACGCGCTGCTGAGTCTGGACGCCGCCGCGCGCCCGGCGATCCTCGCGCTGGTCGACAGCGGCGGCAAGGCACTGCGGTCGCTGGATCAGGACCTGCGCAACGCGGGCGGATCGGCCGCGGCCACCGCAAAGATCATGGGCGACAACGTCAGCGGCGCCGCGGAGGCGATCCGCGACGCGTTCGACCGCACGCGCCGTTCGCTGATCGAACCGCTGCTGGAACCGCTGAAGGACGAACTGCTGGACCTGTCGAAGGACCTGGAACAGTTCGCGCAGTCGCCCGAGTTCGAACAGATCAAGGGCGCGCTAAAGGACCTGTTCACCGAAGGCGCGAAGGCCGCGCATGACCTGATCGAAAACACCGACTGGTCGGCGCTGGCGAAAAACATTCGTGAGTCGATCGGCGACGCCAGCAAAACGATCAGCGACCTGCGCGAAAACCTTGGCACCATCATCGATGCCGTGGTGATCATCGGCCGCACGTTTAACGCGGTGTTCCAGTCGGTGCAGGTGGTGGTGCTGGGCCTGGCCGCGGTGATCAGCAAGCTGGTTTCCATGTTCGCGGAAGTCGCGGACGCGGTCACCCTGCCGCAGCGCAAGGTGCTGGAGTTCCTGGGCTACATCGACGAGGGGCAGGGCTCGCTGCACGACTTCGCCGGCGGCATGAATGCCGTGGCGGAGGAATTCCGCACCCGCTTCACCACGAATGTGCACGAAGCGGGCGACGCGTTCGTGGCGCTGGCCAACACCGGCGGCGACGCGGCGAAAACGGTGGCGCCCGCGCTGGACGCCATGGGCAAGGCCAGCGACGGCGCCGCGCAGAGTGCGCACGGCCTGGCCGATGCGGCCACGCAGGCGGGCGACGCGCTGCAGCATCAAGCGCAGGGCGCGAGTACGGCGGCCGGGCAGACCGCAACCGCCGCCGCGTCCATGGAAGCGGACGCGGAGCGCTTGAAAAAAGCCTTTGCCGACTTGGGCGTGTCCTCGCAGTCCGACCTGCGCAACACGGCCGACGCGGCAGCGCGAAACTTCGAATTGATCACAAAGGCGGTGAGCGAGGGCAAGGCCGCCACCGAGGACGCGAAACGCGCGTTTGTCGCGTACGCGCAGGCGCAGCTGGCTGCGGCAAAGGACAGCGACGCGTCGACGCAGGCGCGGGTGCGCAACGAACTGGCCGTGAAGGGCGCAACCGTCGGCGCGACCGACGCGCTGGTGCAGCTGGGCCTGGCGGGCTCCGCTGCAGGTGATCAAGTCGCCACCGGCGCGGCCAAGGCGAGCAGCGCGCTGTCGCAGGTGTCGAGCAACGCCAGCGACGCGGCGGCCAACGTCAGCGCCGCTGGCGAAGCCATAGAGCAGGCCGGCGAAGCGGCCAACGCCAGCAGCGGCGGGTTTAAGACGGTCACCGAAAACATGGTGGCGATGTCGGCCGAAGCGGGCCGGGCGCTAATGTCCATGAACCGCCTGGCCGCATTCCCCGACCTGTGGCGCAACGGTGTGAATTCGATCACCGCCGAATGGCGCCAGCAGTCGGAGGCGTTGGCGCAGGTCAATGCGCAGCTGGACGAACAGCTGGCCGCGTTCGATCCCCTCACTGCGAAGGTGAAGGCACTGCAGCAGGCGTATGGCTACGTCGACGAAGCCACGCTGCGTGCGATCGCCGAAAAGCAGCAGCGCCTAGAGGAACAGCAGAAGCAGGCCGACGAAGCGAAAAAGCAGGCCGACAACGCCGTGGCCGCAGCGAACAGCGCGGGCGTGCATACGGGCCCGGCCACTGCGATCGGCAGCGCTGCAGCATCCACCCCCACCGCGAGCGCTGGCGCGTTCCCGCCTGCCACGAAAGTGATTCGCCTGGAAATCCCCGGCAGTGGATTGCCGGGCGTGCAGATCGCGGTGGACGTAAACGACGAAGCCGCGCTGGAAGCGCTGCTGGAGCGCCTGATTGCCATGCTGCATTCGCGGCGCGGCGTGTCCGTGAGGTAAGCCAAACATGACGACGCAGCTGGACAGCATCGTGCTGTCGGATGACCTGGAATGGACCGATGAGTTCACCTGGCTGCCGACCGCGCAGCAGGTGGAGATTGCATGCAGCGGCGCGGTGATCGTGGAGGAATCCGCGCAGCTGGCCGGTCGCCCGATCACGCTGCAGGGGCGCATGGAGGGCAACGTGGGTTTTGCGTTGATGCCGCGCGCCACCGTGATCGCACTGCGCGCACTGGCCGCGACGCCGCGAAGCACGCCCATGACGCTGACGCTGGCCGATGGCCGCACGTTTAGCGTGCTGTTCCGCCACGCCGACGGTGCAGTGGAAGCGCAAGCCATGCGCCACATCGTGCCGCACCTGGACACCGACTGGTACGCCGTCACCCTTCGCCTGATGCAGGTCTAATTCCAATGTCCGAAATCAAACTGTTTCGCTCGCAGCGCCTGACCGACAACCCCGACGGTGGTGGCCTGGCCACGCACACCGAAGTGGTGGACGGCGAGGTAAACAACGTCTTTGACGACATTTCGCGCATCGATCGCGTAAATGGCGAACTGTCGCTGCGCAAGCTGTTCGCGATCGCGGACACGCCCGACACCGCGCTGTACAGCGACCTGCACATGATCGTGGAAAGCGCGCCGCTGGACCCGCGCGTGTCCACCGTGCTGTTCACGACGGCAGACTGGGATGACGTGCGCGACGACGCCAAGGCCGCCGTGGAGCGCTTTCTGGATTCGTCGGTGCCCAGCCGCATGATCCCGTACGATCGGCAGCTGGCCGGTCAACGCACCATCATCGCGTTTCAGCATCCAACGCTGGAGTTGCCCGAGATCGGGCAGGTGTACGTGCTGACGAACGAAACGCTGGCCACGCCCACCGTCGAATTCTTCCGCATTCAGGACGTGGTGCACCGCGTCGAGGTGTTCATCGACGACAACGGCGGCGAATACAACCTGCGGGTTATCACCCTTACGCTGAGCCAGCCGCTGTCGCAAACCTTCGAAGGTACTTCACCCAACGTGTTCCTGCGCGTCGCCACTGGCGCGTCGATCATCCGCAAGACGATCGCCAGCGATGCCGCGCGCTATAAGGGCATCGTGCGCTTGGCGCAGGATGCGAACGTCGGCGATACCACCGTGAAGGTGGACAGCATTTTCACGCAGCTGGTGCCGTCGACGTCGTCCGAAGTTCCGGTGGTGGATGCGAACCCGCCCGGCGTGGTGTCGCTGATGCCGACCGCGTTGGCGCGCCTGACCTATCCCCAGTTTTTCATTGACGTGGAACGCTGGTATTACTTCCCGTCGGCGCTGACGCCGCGCACCGTCGAAATCGGGCCGGGCCGCGCACACGACGACGGCCGCCGCATGATTGGCACCGACGGCGAACTGCACGCCGCGCAAGATTCCGATTTTGCCAACGGCAAAGTGTGGGTGGGCATCAATCACAACGGCAGCCTGCCGTTGGTGGCCATGCCCGCGGTGAATGTCAGCGCGTCGGCGCTGTCGGTCGGCATTCCCGTGCAGGTCAATAATCGCGGGTATGTCTACGTGCAGACGCTGAACCCGGTGCCGGCACCGGGCAGCACCGTGGTCAGTTTCCGATCGCAGGGCAAGTGGTACACGCTGGCCGACGACGGCAGCGGCGCGCTGGTCGGCGATGCGGGCGTGGGCAGCGGCCTGGTCAATTTCCAGACCGGGTCGGTGTCGGTGAGCTTGGGCGCGCAGCCCGACGTTGGCAGCGCGGTGATTTTCAACTGGGGCGCGCCGGCGCACTACGAAGTGCGCACAGGGCAGGTGCCAAGCGATGCGCTGAAACTGCGCCTTGTGTTGGCGCAGCCCAGCTGCGCGCCCGGAACGTTCAGCGTGAAATACACGTCGGGCGGCACGCAGCGCACGGTGTCGTCGGATGCCAATGGCGTGCTGTCGGGCGCGGCCACGGGCAAGGTCGACAACGCGCTGGGCGAATGCGTCATGTATCCGAAGTACCTGCCGGACCCGGGCACGTCGGTGCTGGTGTCCTACACCGGCGGCGAGGGCGAACAGGAAACCTTCACCCCGACGAAGTCGGCCGGATTCTGTCAGGTGCAGTTGACCAATTATCCCGTGACGCCGGGCACGTTGTCGCTGACATACACCGGCACCGCGGTGGGCTATCGCTACCAGTTCACGCGCACGCGCGTGATGAAGGACAACGGCAGCGGCGGGCTGCTGGACGAACAGGGCAACACCGTCGCCGGCGGCGTCATCAACTATTCCACCGGCCTGGTCACGTTCCCGCCCGACTTCAACGCCTACGTGCCGACCGAAGTGCGCGACGACTTCGCCACGGTGATTCCTGGCCGCACGGTGTCGACGGCCACCGGCAAGTACGAACCCGCCGTGGGCCCGTCGAAGTCGTGGATTGTGTCGGTGGAAAACGCGGCGAAGCTGGTGCCGTGGATCGATGGCACGCCGGTCACCGTCAATTACCGCGTGGGCACCAGCGAAGCCACCAGCGTGGTCGACGAAGCACACCCGGTAAGCGTCAACGGCCTGACGATCGACCTGGTGCCTGGCGTGGGCAACACCGTCGTGCCCAATTCGCTGCTGTTCGTGCTGGACCAAGCGCCCGGCTGGAATAGCGTGGACTGGTATTACGAGCGCAACGGCATCGTGTACCGCAACATGAACACCAGCACGGGTGCCGGCACTGCGTGCGGCACAATCGATTACAACACCGGCCGCGTGAAACTGACGGATTGGGCGCCGCGCAGCGTCAATGCGCCGACCACGTCGGTGCAGTCCATCACGGTGAAAGCCCTGCTTACGCAGATCGCACCGGTGCCGCTGGCGATGCTGTACGGGCGCGCACCGGGCAGCCCGCTGCGGCCTGGCACGTTCTACGTGCAGGCGCTGCGGTTCCGCGATAACGCGGTGATCAGTGCGACCGCCGACAACAATGGCAACATCACCAGCAGCGCGATGCACGGCAGCGTCGACGTCAACAGCGGCGTGTTTATCGTGTCGTTCGGCGCGTACGTGCTGGATTCCACGCTGACCGACGACGACAAGGCGGAAGGCTGGTACAACGCCAGCGCCGTCGATAGTGATGGCTACATTTGGCGGCCGGATGAGGTCATCCCCGGCAGCGTGAAGTTCAACTGCGTGGTGGAAGTATCGCTGCCACTGGACCCGGCCATTATCAAGGTCAACCCGGTGCGCCTGCCGCCGGATGGTCGCGTGCCGGTCATTCGCGCCGGCGACACGCTGGTGATCGCCGACGAACAGCCGTACACGATGCCGTCGGGCCTGACGGCCGGACAGACCGTGGCGCTGCCTCGCAGCGGGCTGGCGAGCGTCGCGCTGTATGACGCGAACGGCCTTGGCGTCGACGCGTCGAAGTTCACCGCCAACCTGGCCACCGGCGTGGTCACGATGGCCAGCCCGCTTGACCTGTCGGCGTACGTGCAGCCGCTGGTCGCGCTGCATGCCATCGAGGATATGGCGCTGTGCACTGACGCGCAGATCACCGGCGACCTGTCGCTGGGCAATGCGCTGACGCACGCGTACACCGCCGAGAATTCCACGTGCAGCAGTGCGCTGGTGCTGGGCGATGCACAGGCGCGGTATTCGTACCTGTTCGCGCAGAACACGTGGACGAACGTCTGGAGCGATGCGCTGGTCGGCAGCGCGCCGACTGGCGGCGCAAAGTTCAATGACGGCCTGTGGCCGGTCGAACTGAAAAACGCCGACACGATTACGCAGCGCTGGCGCATCAACTTCACCAGCGCCACGGCGTATCAGGTGGTCGGTGAAACGCTGGGCGTGATCGCGACTGGCACCACGGCGGCCGACTGTGCGCCGGTCAATCCGGCCACTGGTAATCCGTACTTCATCCTGCGCGCCGCGGGCTTCGGTTCGGGCTGGGCCACGGGCAATCAGCTGCGCTTCGACACGATCGCAGCGGGCAGCCCGGTGTGGTGTGCGCGCACGGTGATCGCGGGTCCCGCCACCGTGAACGATGACCGCGCACGCATCGGTGTGCGCTGGGACAAGGATTAAACGATGCCGGGCACGTCGGAATTCCCCCTGGCGTTCGACACCTTCCCGGTGATCGACGCCAACACGCAAGAGGACACGCCGGGCGCCGAGCACGACGTGGTGCACGCCAACGTGCACGCCGCACTGCAGGCGCTGCAGGCGAAGGTCGGCGTGGATGGCAGCACCGATGCCGCGTCGCTGGACGCGCGCGTGGGGGCGCTGGAGGACGCGGCGGGCCCCGCCGGTGTGGTGCACACCACCGGTGATGAGTCGATCGGCGGAACCAAAACGTTCACCGCGTCGCCGATCGTGCCCACGCCGACTGCGGGCGACAATTCGACGAAGGCGGCCAGCACTGCATTCATTGCCGGCGCCCTGGCGGGCTACGTCGCCACCGCGACGTTCACCTGGTCGAACCTGGGCGGCAAGCCCACCACGCTGTCGGGCTACGGCATCACCGACGCGGTGGCCGCGTCGAGTGTCGGCGCCGCCAGCGGCGTCGCGCCGCTGGGCGGCGACAGTAAGGTGCCCAGCGCTTACCTGCCGGCGGCCGTCGTCGGGCAGGTGGAGTATCAGGGAACGTGGAATGCCAGCACCGGGGCCGCGCCCACCGCCACGCCGTCGAAAGGCTGGTACTACGTCGTCACCGTTGCGGGCAGCACGTCGCTGTCAGGCATCACCGATTGGAAGGTGGGCGATTGGGCCATCTACAACGGCACCGCGTGGGACAAGGTCGATAACACCGACGCGATCGCATCGTGGAACGGCCGCACCGGCGCGGTCGTGCCGGCGGCGAACGATTACACCTTCGCGCAGATTGGCAGCAAGCCCACCACGCTGGCGGGCTATGGCATCACCGACGCGGTGGCCGCCGCGGCGTTCACGTGGGCGAACCTGAGCGGCAAACCCACCACGGTGTCGGGCTTCGGCATCACCGACGCGGTGGACACCGCGAATGCGCAGACGATCGGTGGCGCCAAAACGTTCAGCGTGTCGCCGATCGTGCCGACGCCGACCGCCGGCGACAGTTCGACGAAGGCGGCCAGCACCGCG